CTATTTATAATAAACGTAGATTGCGCCTCTACTGCTCTTTTGTTTCTGTTATACTCTGGATTCAATAAACCACTTACAAAACGAACACTGGCCTCAAAATCCATACCTGGTAATTTTGTTTTTCCTGATTTTACATCATCAATAAATTTACCTTGTTCATCAAGATCCTTTTGATAAAAATTAAATAGTATATTATTTTTTAAAGCTTCTTCTGTAACATTAGTAGCCCAGACAAAAGAATCCTCTAACTTAACACCTAGATCTTCTAATTCTTGACGACCCAGATCTATATCTTCTTTAAGCTCCTCCATACTAAACCCTGGAACAATAGCATTTGCAATTATAGTTTTTGCTTTATTAGCAGCTGCTATGTCTTGTCTGTTTTTTAAATTTTTTAATGATTCTTTTGTCCAAAACTCAGAATATCTTAATCCTGCTTTTTCAGTTTTACCTTGCAAACTACTTCTAAGTACCGCAGCTGAAACTGGATCTATATCCGAAAGAGCTGCCGGAAAACCATCTGAAACATTTGCAAGCTGACTTTGTATTGTGCTGTATGGAGTTTTGTTGTTTTGACCTTCAGTCAAAATTTTTGCAATTTCTAATTCTGCCTCCGTTTGTATTTCAGCAACGGCTATTTTGTTAGCAGCTTTATACGCTGTCTCTTCCTCTAATCCTTGCGGTCCACCTTGCGCCCTCATTGCTTCGAGGATTGGCTGCGCTCCTTCTGTTCTAACCCTCTCGAGTCCTGCTTCGACAGATTCTTCCTGTGCAGTTTTGTTAAGAAAGTCTGACATCTGATCGAATGTCTGAGATATAGCTTGTCCAACAGCTGCCTCACCTCTTAACCCTGCAAAATCAACACTCCTGGGAACATTTGCCTGGACTCCTGCACTTCTTAATCTTGGTAATCTAGCCATTATAAACGTCCATATCTATAAGCACCTGTCATTATAGTGCCTAATGCAGAAATATTTGCAGATGTTCGAGCAGCATCTCCTGCTTGAGTATATTGATCTGCCTGATCAATAGAAAATTCTTTTGCAAGAATGGCATTGTCTTTAGCAGTAGCGTAGTCAATAGAAGCGGTTGCTATATTGGCATTGAATATTGCTTGAATATTTCCAGAACCAGTTGCTCCGGCTCGATTAATTAAAGTAGCCAAGTTTTCATTTAACCTTGATAAAACGTCTGCCCCTTGTTGTTTATACCTAGCAGCTTCAGCACGACCCTGGAGCAAAGTTTGAGCTGCTCTTGCGTCATACATTTTTTCCTCGGCGCGACCTGCTTTCATTTTTCCATAAGCAGATATCGCGCTCCCTGCCAACATTAAAGGTGCTGCTAAACCAGACATATCTAACTTCCTACACTTAGTTTATATTCCAGGCCTAAAACAGTCATAGGTAACGGAACAGTTTGCGTTAATGTAATTTGACCTGTGGCACTATAACCAAGTATGCCATGAGCCGTTTTTAATCCAGTAAAAGATTGTATTGGTGTATCTAGTACGTCCTCACCAAAGTTACGGAATGAAATTTGTTTACCATTTATAACTAAATCTTTTGTTTCATTTAACAAAGCATCGATTTGAACAACTCGCTTGCGAACACCCTGGACGCTTCCAGATGGCAACGTAGGTTCAGTGGGCATAGTTTTTGCCGTAACTGTATAATCTAATCCAACTTGAAAACTTGATGAAGCAGCTGATGCAAATGTTATTGTATGAGGTGAGGCCGGAACTGTCTGATTGGCCTCTACAGAACCGTCACGAACCACCCTAACCTCTTTGCCCTCGAGATGAGTCATAGCTACTGAAGAGGCCGCTCCTCCAGTTTTAGCACTATCTAACGTCAAACTACTATTAAATTTTTCTAAAAAATAAACATTTGCAGAATTTACAGTTCTTTTTACTATACAATACACATCAGAAACTTCTACCGCTACCGCAACAAAAAGACCATCTGTTGTAAATGAACTTGGTGCGATAACCTCTTGCCCTACTAAAATAGAATAGACTGACATAGATCCGTCATCACCATTTACAATAAAAAGTCTATCAGCCTCATCTGTTGAAGTCGATCTTCGAGCTGCCAGGTCAACAGGAGTTTTTATTAGATGAGAAGAAAGAACCGAAACATTTTGTATCTGATATGACTTTGTTCCAGATCCGTATTGAAAAGCATTAAGAGATTTACCCTGGCGTTGAACAAAAATCGTTGCACCGTTCAGATCCTCGATTGGAACGCCTGGTTTAGATCCTAACCTGGTTTGTGGTCGCACCAGGAAACTTGCAGGAGTAACAGGACTGTCCTCTGATTGAATTACTACAAACTCAGCCCCAGTAGTAAAGATCCTAAGATCAGATCCGGCAACAATGTTTACAATACTATTTAATTGATTTGTGTTTATAGTTGCTTCTACACTTTCATCATCAAGTCCAGTACCTATATCAAAATTAAAAAAATCTATTGAACGAGATCCCCAAATAGTATTTGGCCTGGACTTAGATCCACCGAAATACAAACGACCCTCATGAAATGTTGCAGATCTAGGCCATCCTCTATTGTTGCTCCAAACATTTTCATATCCAAATTCTGCTTCCCAGTTACCAGAAACGTTTGCATTAGTATCAAAAAATGGAACTTCAGTAACGGCTTTGACCGTTGTTGCGTTGGTAAAATCAACGATCCTTGCTCTTCCAAAAGTGTTTGCTACTTGCAGATAACTACCTACAGAAGAGGCTGCAAATGCTTCAACCTTGTATCCTGTTGAGCTTGTTGGTTGTGTATCCCAGGCAGGATATACAGTTGCTACTTTTGTAGAACCAACATAATCACTAATATATCTTTCTTGCCCTGCTCCAGTTCCAGATGTAAGCGTAACCCACATTCCATTAGGAGCGTCATTTGTTGTGAATGATGATGACGATTTTAGTGTGATTGTGCTTGCGCCTCCGGCTTGAGCTGTTCCGGTATCGGTCGTGACATTGGAAGCTGTAATCGTAACATTTCCTGATGTTGCACTTGGCGTGATATCAAAGTCTGGAGATTGAGTATCAAACGCATAAGCATATTGAGGTAGGTTTGTTAGAGGCAGATTTTCAAGCGTCCAGGACGTATCACTATTTCTGACCAGGCGTTTAGTTTGTAGATCTTCATGACAAAGAATCAGTGTATCAACTGCCTGGGTAAATTGTAACTCATCAATCATTGCTGAAGTTATTGCAGCTGCCGCTAAATAATCATTACCAGATCCATTTATGTTTGCTTGGAGAGTACCATTCTTAAAAACATAAACTCGTCCAGGAACAACGACCAGGAGATAACTATCTGACACACTAAACTCAAAAGGTATTAGTTTAAATTTATTAAAACTTGACCCAAAGTTATAAATAAATTCTAAGCCATCCCTACGTTTCAAACCGCCCTGGGGCTGAATAACTACATTTGTAGCTTCCTCAAGAGCATTTTGATATTGTGATAAATCAGTCCTGGCTCGTAAAAGCGGATCTAACTCACCAACAGAGAAGTTCGTCTGAAACTGAGTTATTCGCATTTATTGCCTCACTTGAATTAAAGAATAGTCCTCAACGATTTGTGTAGATTGACCTCTGGCATCTATATTCATGGCCTCACGCATCAAACCACCTCGACCATTATCAACAGCTGAACCGTAAGTTATAGCCCTAAAATAATCAGCTTTTTGGGCCTGATCAGTAATTACAATAGCTAACTCAGCTGCCAAAGCATTTCTTAATAATCTTACAAAATATGGGGGCATATTGGATTCGGCAACAGTTGCTTGATAATCTATAAAAACCGTTTCCATATTTGAGTATAATTCATCTCCATAAATTTCCCAACCATATCGGACAGATCTTTGATCCGTTCCGTCCGTTTCAAAAACAGCTAAAGCACCAGTAAGCTGATCACCTGGTAATTGATAAGCATATTCCCATTCATTAAGTGGATTTGCTGAAAGCCTGGCAAGTTGTACTTTTTTCAACGACCAGGACCAAACATAGGTTGAAAGTAAAGTATCTCTTAGATCAGGGTAGAGCCTATCACAAGCCTGTGCGCTATCTGTTCCCTCAGTAAAAGATGATATTGGAGAGGCTCCTAGAGCAATCAAAGCATCTGAACAGATTGAAATGTCGGTATCTCCGGCAGCCATCAAAGCCCTCCAATGTGTAAAAGGGCCAGAATCCTGGCCCCATTTTATTAATCACCGTCTGTTGCTGCGAGTGTTGTTCCGTCAGCGATGTCAACAACGCCACCAGTGTTTGAAAGAACTTGCGCCAATGTAGAAACGCGAGTGCCACCAGTAGATGAAACAATGTAAATTAAATCGCCGATTGCAAGCGTATCTGACAGGGAATTAAAGTAACCCTCAGTGTTTATGTCTGCAATCGCATCAGTGGTTGCGTAGGAGTATATAGAAGGTGCATTGCCCTTCTTTGATGCTCCAATGGTTGCAAAAGTTGTACTTGAAAAAGCCATGTATCAGTCTCCTTACTCAGTACATGAAATTTTAACGATACCCTCGTCATCGATCGCAATGGCTCCAGCTGAGAACATAGAGCTAACTAGGAAAGATGTTTTTTCAGGTATGTAATTAACCTCACTCTTTTGTGAGATACTTTCGGCATAACCCATTGAGCTTTCATGCCATGCAAAACATGAGCGAGTTGATGGCTTTGGAACACCACCCTCATCACGATCACCCATAGTGATTATATTAAAGCCCATGAACGAATTAACTTCGCCGCGAGTAAGAGCCTTGACCACTGCGAAATCACTGCTTGTGACCTCTGTTTCGCCAAGTAATGCGTCAAGCTGCGATGAGTGCATTAATAAATGCCGACCTTCTGCCGGAACATTCTTTTCGTTCAAAGCTTTTGCAGCTGCTCGTAACTTTTCTATATTCATGTTTGAAGCAGATCCACCGATACCTGTCGCAACAGTTGAAGGTGATGCAGCCGCATTAAGAGCATCTATACAAAGCTGATCCATACGTCTTGCAATCGCTTTTGAGACAACTTGCACCAACTCTCTACGCTCATCAAAGTTAACATGAGACTGATGAAAGATGTCAGAATACTCAGCAGCGATAAAGTCAGACATGGTCGCCTGGACAGTGCTATAGGTGACGTTTAACGGAGTTACATCGGTCTGGGGTACCCGAGCCGTTGCAACACCTTTGCCGATTTTTGGAAACTTTACTGTGTTTCCTTGAACGCCTGTTCGCGTTCTCATAGTGCCGCGAAGCAATGCCTCGCCTTGATAAGCCTGTTTTACCTCTTGATCAAAAAGAGTTACAAAGGCCGTGGTTATATTCTGCGCCATAGCAGAAGCCTCCTTTTAAGGTTTCTAATATAAAACGCTTACCGTTAGCCGATGTGATCGGGCGGTCGCTTGCGTGGAAGTGGTCACGCCAACCAGTGGATTCACCACATAAACGGGCCGCCTTTGGTTATCCGTTACACCACATATACACGCAAACAATACACATTGCAACAATATCTAGTTATTGGCTGCCATCCATTGTTTCTCTTTTCTAGTTCTCCATACTGGATCTGTCATCCACCTGGGATCTGCAATCGCCTGGGCAAGATCTGATTCAGTCATTTCCTGTTCAGCCACAACAGGTTTGATTGGTATGTTTTCATTTGTATAGCCCTGGATAATTTTAGTAAGTGCGTTAATACTATCAGCACTATTTAGGCTCATGCTTAGAGCTTCTTTTTCAGATTGGTTAAGATCTGCTTTTAAAATATTTCGCTCAACAAATGATATTTTTTCCTGGGCGTTTGCTCCAAGCTTTTGAAGTTCAGCTCTTTGATCATATTCGATGAACTCATCAGCTTCACCATTCATTTCCAAAATTGTTCCAGCAAGATCTTCAAACGCTTTTTGAGAGATACCGTATTGTTTAGCCCATTGTTGATAAGCCTCAACAGCCGGATCTTCCAGATCGAGGCCACGATCAACCAAATCCGAAACTTCGTAATCACCTTCCGGTGCTTTATGCTTGCCGGATCTAAAAGCTTTTTCAAGTTCTGCATAACTCTTTGCAAGCTTTTCCACATCTGGCCCATCTTCATCCCAAAACTTCTCTGGGTAATAATCCGGTCGATCAATCGCCTCATCATCATCTAGCTCCTGGGGATCTGGTTCTGCGTCCTCATGAACAGGAACAGGAGCCTCCGCCTCTGCTTCTTGCTCTTGCTCTTGATTGACATTTATAAGTGGCGCATCAGCTTCCTGGGCCTCTGCTTGTTGTTGTTCTTCAGACATTATCGCTCCTCTCCACCCTGCGAATAATAAACCTAACTAAATCCGCTGCTCCCTCTCGATAATAACCTTGGCTCGGATCTTCGCCTGGATACCAGGATGGTTGTTCTATTGTTGTTTGTTTTAAATGACTTAGGACTTTTTGACCTTCCTCAGATTTAAATAACCGTCCATAAAGAATATCTAAATCATCCGCTTTCTGCGGTTCTACCTGTGCCTGGGATAATCCTTCCCACCCATCGGTCGAACTCATTGCAATGCTCCGGCTACCGTTTCATCAGTTGGCATTTCTGGTTGCTGCTCTTGCATCATAGCCTGTTGCATTTTATCCATTAAATTTTTTTGCTCCTCTGGAGTATTCAACAGTTTCATATCTATTCCCATCTTATCAGCAATATATCCTACAATCTCAGATATATTTAAGGCTGTTTGACCCATTGGCCCCAAAGCATTAGCTATCTGCATAAAGCTAATAAGTTGATTTACCTCTTCCATTTTAGGAGCTTCTGCCAATGGAGAAACAGGAACAACCTTGACCTGGACACCATTTACTTTGAGGGGCATACGAATAAAACCCTGGCGATCTAAAACGTATAATGTCCTGGAAACAAGAGGTATCATTATTTCTGTCATCAATCGACCGAAAGCTGATCCTAAGTTTGTAGCCAACTCGCGCTGTCTTTGAGCAATCTCTGTTGCTGATCTCGCGCTCATCGTATCCGGTGGCAAACTATCATCCATAAGAACTTTCTTAATGTTCATTGTGAGATCCTGGATAACAATCTGGCTTGTGTTGAAGTCTCCAGCCCTGGGCAATGGAGCTAAAGAAGCTCCTTGCGGCCCACCATTTCGAGCGACTGGGATAATAGCTCCTGGTTGGATTTTGATGTTTTGGGGATTTAAAACACCATCATCAGCCGCAAGGAAAACGCCAGATATGGAAAGGCTAGCGTTTTTCAAAATAAGTTCTTTTGTTTTATTTAATGTTTTAATGTCTGCAATCGCATCAATCAATGGACCTCGACCATAAATCTCTCCGGCAGTTTTACTAAACCTGGCAACTATAAATGGACTGCTTTCCATTTCTCGATAAACTAATTCCTGGGATTTACTGGGCCAGATCACATAATAATGATACCTACCTGTTTGTTGATCAAAGATAATTGCATCGAAAAGATCTAGCTCTTCTCCTGGTTTATCATCTATAGCAGCTTGCAGCTCAGTACTAATGTTTACATCAGGATATTCTTTTCTGATTGCTTCAGCTTTTATTCTTAATTTTCTGTAGACGTTATCAACAACTCCATATGCGCCTTCTTCGATAGCAACTAAATATTGCGGTACAGCTAAAAATCTTATTGGAGTTACCTCATCTCCTGCGGTAATCATCATAACAGCTGTGCCTACGCATAGATCCAGGAGAAACTCTCCCATAGCCAGGTCAAAACTTGTCTGCCTAAGTTGATCAAACATGATATCGTTATAAGCATCAAATATTTCCTGCGCTCTTTCTTGTTGTTCTTCTGGAACAGCTGAACCAGGTTCTAATCTACACCATTGGCGCATAGGTGGAAACAAACCAGACTGCAATCTATTTGCAAATCTTTTTGTTGAAGAAACGGCGGTGCTATCAAAAACTCTTTGTGTTTTGTTTTTCCCTGGAGTTTTGCCCTCATAATAACCATTGTAAAGATTTCTTTGAGGTAAAGCGAACTCATAACAATCTTCATAAATTGAACGCCACTCATCCTTTCGAGCTTGCGCTAACGCTTCACGCTGCATAACTTCTTTTACGTTTAATTTAGGCATTTCGACTCTCATTTCGTTTACTTATTGCCGCTGCTTTTTTCCTAGCATCTGCTTTTGAGGATGCACCCCAGGCACGAAGGGATAGGAGCAACCTTGTCGGTCTCCCCTGACTATCACGCTCCGGCCCAGGGTTCCCCGCCATTCTAGCCAGGAAGGACGCTCGGGCAGGGTTATCGCCACTCTTTATCGGACGTCTTAAGTTTGCACCTGTTGTCCGTTTGAAGAAGGCCCGACCAGCGGCATTTAGACCGCCTTTAGGATTTTGATGCGCTTTTTTTACCACCCGATTTTGCCTTTTTCTTTGGAGCCTTGCCGCCTTCCCAGGCTTCATTTTCTGGAGTAGAAGGGTCATCCGCGACCAGTTGACCCTTCTCGTTCCTTGCCCTTTTTGGGTCTGCCTCAACCTTTGAAAAAACTCTCGGGTCCTCTTTAATTTTTGTCATGCCGTACTTTCCTCTTTGTCTAAACCAAAAGATCGTCTTAAATTTAAAAACTTCATATCTTTATCTTTATAAAATTTTATACGTCTTTGCCTTCCCTCTTCTCTAAGCTTTGCCATAGCTTCTTTTTTTTCTTCAGCTTTTTTATCTGTTTTTGTTTGTTTACCCTTTTTGCTTTTCTTATTGCTTTTTTCCATTAATTTTTTCATAGCTTCTTGAGATCTTTTTTGCCGATCATCAAGTCTCGCATAGTAATCAATCGTTTTATTTTTAGCTCCTATGTCCATAAGGAAGTCATCTTTAGCCTGACCAAAGCCAAATTTAGTTTTTTTACTTTCCGTAAACTTTTCGCTACCAGGTCCACCGCCTCCGGCAGCAATTTGCATACCAGTATATTGGGCATAACCTTCACTTATCGTACTAGGTTTGCTTTTGAAAAAGGTAAAAGGCACATTAGCCTCCAAGCTTATTTTTTATCTGCGCTTGATTTGGACCTTCTTGTTTTAGCGGAGAAAATAACAATCTCATGCCACCACTACGCCTCAATCTGCGTCTACGCTGAACTCCTTGCAGTTGCGTTTCTTCCTGGGAAGCCGCTCTTTCCTCTTGTCTTTCAACAGCTGATTCTGTTTCTGTTGGTTCCTGGACTACTGGAGCCGCTGCTTTCTTGCGTCTAAAAATGCCACCCATTACTCAAACCTTGCCATAGAAAAATAGTCAGCCCCCTCTGGGCCGAACTTTCTTAATTTACACTCTACCTCAAAATGTAGTGCTTTGGCAAACCTTAATGCCACCATATGGTCACATTTAACAAAAATTTGCATCCTTCTAATACCGGATTGTTTGATAACATTGCTTAGAATAGATCTAGCACCTATTAATGTAGATCTCTTATGTTCTTCCAGGCCTTCACCTGGCAAAAACCAGGCCTCGACCACACCAGGCCACCAATCCCTCACACCAAACACACAAATCACTCGACCTCGACCGATAGCTGCCCAACTCCATCCTTGCTCGGAGTTTTCGAAAACATAATCTAAATACCCAGGTATATGCCTGGCATACTCTTTTTCGTGCGGTCCAAGCTCTAAGCTGAGAAGATGATTGAATTGTAGCGGCACGATTTGCTCATCCGGCCTCATTTTGAACGTAGGAAGCTGTATAAGGCTCATCAGAACACGTTAAAATCACTGTTTGCAGTATATGACCCCTGTTGAAAAGTCGCACCATACGAGCCTCTCCGTAAGCGTCTTTGCTCACCACCACCGAGCATAAGATAGCCAAAAGCATCGCCGCAATGCGAATGTTCGTTCTTTACTGGTGCATCTTTAAATCTTTCCTGCCCTGCGCCCAGGCTTTGCCTTTTGAAAAAATATCCACCGCTTAGAGATTTTCGCAGCCTCAAACATTTTTTATCAACAATAAGTCCTGGCTTACCGCTCACTAACCTGGACATTGGAGAAGCTCCGGCCTCGCGTCTTACCTGGAAAGCGTTGCTATCTGTAGGCTGCGCCTTAAATCCCAGGGATCTGAGGTGATCAAACGCTGTTACCTCATAGATCTCATCACGTTTGTTTCCTGCCGGATCTCCCCAGATCAAAATATCATGCTTAGAATATCGTTCAGCTATTCTTCCCAGGAGTTCCTGACCAAATCTTTCCAGGCCCATGTCAAAAGTCACAAGTTCATCACAAACTTTCCAGGCACCGCCCTGGGTACGCTGACCAAAGACAGCTGCCGGAGTTAAACCAAAGTCTACACCGATTTGTATCGGATAGTACGGATCTACCTCAACATCACCAGACATTAGCTCATCATCATACTCAGGCCACACTGGTCTGCCTTCCTGGACAAATGTATACATTCCCTGGGCATAACATCGAATCCAATCCGCATTTTTACCACCAAGCAGTTGCTGATAGTAACCTGGTGGCAGATTTGCATTATTCTCAGCATTTTCGTTAATACGCCACCATTTACCACCGGAAAATACAAATCCCTGGGCATCTGGGTTTTCTTCCGGCACTTCATCAGGAGAAGCTTGCAAAACACCGCCAGGTTGTCTGAAGAAAGTCCAGGGATAACTTCCTTTGATCGGGTGCTTTTCTGCTACCTCATGCCACCAGTGATCATTATCTGGTGGGTTTGTGTCCATCCAGATCCCATACCAGGTAGGACCACCATCCATTTTTGTAGGATATCGACCAACTCTATGCGTTAATCCATCGATCACCGCCTTCGGCAGCTCCCTGGCTTCGTTTACCCAGGCACCAGTGAGTTCCAATGACAATAATTTTCTGACGTCTTGCGGAGAAGATAACGCCATAAATATTACCTCACAATCGATGCCTGGGATATCGCCCCTGGTGGGGATCTTAATATGATGAGTT